TGATCGGGAATGAGGGCGGCTACAGCAACAATCCGGCCGATCCGGGCCAAGAAACGATGTGGGGCGTCACTGCTCGCGTAGCCCGTGCCCACGGTTATACCGGTGCCATGCGCGACCTTCCGCTGAGCTTCGCTCGCGCGATCGCCAAGGCTGAATACTGGGATTCCTACCATTGCGACGACATGCCGGCGCAGGTGGCGTTCCAAGTGCTGGACGCTGCCTACAACGGCGGTCGCCCAGCCCAATGGCTCCAGCGCGCGGTAGGCGTGGCAGAGGATGGGGTGATCGGCCCCAAAACTCTTGCTGCGGTGAAGGCCGCCAACCCCTTGGCCGTGTGCCTGCGGTTCGACGCTTACCGCCTGCAGTACCTGACCGACCTATCCACCTGGCCGACCTTTGGGCGCGGCTGGGCGAAGCGTATGGCTGCAAACCTGTTGAGGGCTGCGCAATGAGCATTACCGGCATCGGTGAGATCGCCACGGCTGTCGGCGGCATCGTCAACAAGTTCCTGCCCGACAAGTCGCAGGAGGAAAAGGACGCGCTGACACGCGAGCTGGCGCAGCTTCAGTTCGACCAGGCTGTCATCCAGTCGCAGACGGACACCAACAAGGCCGAGGCGGGCAACGCATCCGTGTTTGTAGCCGGTTGGCGTCCCTTTGTGGGCTGGGTGTGTGGTGCTGCCTTCGCCTGGACGTTCGTTATCGGGCCGATGGTGGGCTATGCCGCCAAGCTGCTGGGTGCGCACGTAGACCTTCCCGCGCTGGATCTGTCGCAGCTCTCGCCCGTGCTGATGGGCATGTTGGGCTTGGGTGCCATGCGCACGGTGGAGAAGGTCAACGGGATCAAAGCCGGCCACTGACCCTGAGCGGCAAAGGCTCCGCCCCGCGACCCTTCGCTGTGGACGCGCAGACCTACGCCAGCAATTGGGACCGCATCTTCGGCAAGGCCAAAGAGTTCAAGGTGACGGTGCCCGACCCGTTGCCTGCCCAAGAAGAAACCGAGCCTAGCGACCCGGTCGCGGGCAACCAACCTTAGACCCCAAGGAATCATCCATGAGCAACCTCATCGCCCGCGCTGAGGCGGCTATCGCTGCCTGGAAGTCTGGCGCCATCACCCATTCGCTGCACGTCGAGCTGGCTGAGCTGGTGCAGGAGTTCCACGCCTCGCATACCGCCGAGCCGCAGGCCGCCGCACCCGTAACCGTGTCGATTCCGCCCAAGGAAGCCGACCCCGCATAACCGACGCAATCGTCGGACATCTACCCGCTAGGGCGATGACATGGACAACAAAGAATTGACGACTGGTGGCCGTCCCAAGCCGCCAGCAGCAGGCCGTGGCCGCAAGAAGGGCGAGCTTAACAAGCTGACGCGCTCGGCCAAGGAGGCGTTCCAGTTCGCCTTCGACAAGATCGGCGGGGCTGAGAACCTGGCCATCTGGGCGACCGAGAACACCACGGAGTTCTACAAGCTCTTTGCCCGCCTGATTCCCGTCGAGCAGCAGATCAGCGGCAAGGACGGCAAGGAGCTTAACTTCACCCTGTTCGTACCGCCCAAGGCATGAACGAGTGGCGCCCAAGCTCCAAACAAACGGAGTTCTTGGCTGCCCCTGAAGATGAGGTTCTGTACGGTGGTGCAGCAGGTGGTGGCAAGTCCGCTGCCATGCTGGTGGATGCGCTAGGGCTGCAGCAGAACGCACCCAACATCCCGAGCTATCGGGCGCTGATCATCCGCCAGACGATGCCGCAGTTGCGCGAGCTGATCGACCGCTCCCGCGTGCTGTATCCCAGGGTGATTCCGGGTGCCGAGTTCTTCGAGCAGCCCAAGGAGTGGCGGTTCCCGTCCGGGGCAAAGGTGATCTTCGGGAGCTGCGAGCGGGACGCCGACGTCCTGCAGTACCAGGGCCAGGAATACCAGTGGATCGGCGTTGACGAGCTGGGCCAGTACCGCACGCCGTATGTGTGGAACTACCTGAGTTCGCGCCTGCGCACGTCGCACCCGGATCTGAAGTGCTACATGCGGGCGACCTGCAACCCGGGTCCGAAGTGGATACGCGAGCGCTGGGGTTTCTCGCCAGCCGGTGAGCCATCCCGCCAGGTGCTTGAGGTCAAGCTCGAAAGCGGTGCGGTGGTGAGCAAGACGCTGCGGTTCATTCCGGCACGTCTGCACGACAACCCGCACTTGGGCGTTGATTACGAGGCCAACCTGCAGCGTTTGCCCGAGGCCGAGCGGGCAGCACTGATGCAAGGCCGGTGGGACGTGATCGACGTTCCAGGCGCGATCTACGGCGACCTGCTCAAGGTGGCCCGTGATGAGGGACGTGTCTGCGGCGTGCCGTATGACGCTCACTCGCCGGTCCATACGTATTGGGACATCGGCATCAGCGACGCCACGTCGATCTGGTTCTGCCAGCGCGTGGGCCGTGAGTGGCACGTCATCGACTACTACGAGCGGCGCAACGCATCGGCTGCGGAGCATGCAGCGGTGCTCAAGGCCAAGCCTTACGTCTACGGCGACCACTGGCTGCCGCATGACGCTGAGGCGCGCGAGAAGGGTACGGGCAAGACGTACCGGGAGATTCTCGCATCGCACGGCATCCGGGCACGCATCACGCCGTCGATCAGCCTGGAAGAAGGCATCGCCGCGCTACGCATGATGTTCAACCAGCTTTGGTTCGACGCCAAACGCTGCGAGGAAGGCATCAACGCCCTGCAGTACTACCGCCGCGACTGGAAAGACCGCGCAGGCGAGTTCACCGCACCTGTCCACGACTGGGCATCCCACCCGGCTGACGCGCTTCGCTACTTCGCGGTGGCGAGCAGCAAGGCCGAGCGCAAGTGGGCCGACATCCAACAACCTCAAATGGCGATCGTATGAGCATCAAGACGGAAGTGGAGCTGGACAGGCTTCGCCAACAGGTTGCCGAGCTGATGGAGCGGGTCGCCGTGCTGGAGCGCAAGACGCTGCCACGCAAGGAACGCGAGAAGCCCGAGGCGCCGACGCATGGCTAAGCGGACGCTGGACGAGCGCGACCTGCTTGCGCTGGTCAACGCCCACGAAAAGGCGGCGATGGGCTCCAGCAATGGCGCGGCCAACATCGCCACCAGCGGCACCACGACGCAGTACGGATCGGTGGATGTCGAGCGCGCCCAGGCGCTGGACTACTACCACGGCCGCCCGCTGGGTAATGAGGTCGTCGGGCGATCTCAGGTCGTCAGCCAGGAAGTGCGCGATACCGTCGAGTGGATCAAGCCGCAGCTCATGCGGATGTTCGTCGGCTCCAAGGAGATGGTGCGGTTCGAGCCCGAAGGCCCGGACGATGAGGCCGAGGCGCAGCAGGCGACCGATGTAGTCGACTACCTGCTCATGCGCCGCAATCCGGGCGTGCTGATCCTGCACGACTTCTTTACCGACGCGCTGATCCTCAAGAACGGGTACGTCAAGGTTTGGTTCGAGGAAGTCGAGCGCGACCGCTACGAGACCTACACCGGGCTGGACGAGGGCACGCTCGCCTACGTCATCCAGCAGATCGAGGCATCGGGCGACAAGGCAGACATTGCGGCCAAGCATGAAGTACAGGGCATGCAGCAGATGCCCGATGGCTCCATGCAGCCGGTCGTTACCTACGACGTGCGCATCCGCCGCACCAGCAAGTCCAACGAGTACCGGGTCGAGTGCATTCCCACCGAGGACATGCGCATCAGCCCGCTGACCACGCATGACCTGCAGGACTCCCCGTTCGTCGGCCATGTGGTGCGCAAGACCCGCAGCGAATGGAAGGAGCTGGGCTACGACGTAGCGGACGAGCCGGCGAACAAGTCCGCTCGCATCGACATACAGTCCATCGCCCGTTCGGACACCGTGGACGAATTGGGCACGGACGACCCCGGTTCCGATGCCTCGATGGAGGTTATCGAGGGCATTGAGTGCTACATGCGCGTGGACTACGACGGCGACGGCGTGGCCGAGCTGCGCAAGATCCTCAAGGCCCCGGGCAAGATCATCTCGCACGAGCCCATCGAGGAAGTGCCGATTGCCCATTGCGTGCCCATCCGCATGCCGCACCGGCACCTAGGCATCAGCATCTTCGACCTGCTCAAGGACGTGCAGGACATCAAGACTACGCTTATCCGGCAGACGCTGGACAACGCCTACGCCATCAACAATGGCCGCCTGGTGGTCAACCAGGACACGGTCAACCTTGAAGATCTGAGCGTGTCGCGTGCAGGCGGGTTCATCCGCACCACGGGCAACGCCACGGCCGATGTCGCGGCGCTTCCGACGCCGTCGATGGTGAGCGAGCTGCTACCCGTCATCGACTACATGGACACCATGAAGGCGCAGCGCACGGGCATCAGTGCCACGACGCAGGGCCTTGACCCCGACACCCTGCAGATGACCACGGCCAAGGCGTACACCAACGCCATGACGGCCGCGACGGCCAAGGTCGAGCTGATGGCTCGCATCATGGCCGAGGGCGTCAAGCAGATCGCACTGCTGCTCCACGGGCTGATCGTTCGGCACCAAGACAAGCCGATGACGATGAAGCTGCGCAACCAGTGGGTACAGGTGGACCCGTCGAGCTGGCGCAGCCGCTATGCCGTGAGCGTGAACGTGGGCCTGGGAACCGGCTCACAGGATGAGAAGCGCGGCAACCTGATGCTGATGGGCCAGATGCAGCAGGGCGCCGCCCAGGCCGGCATCGTGCTGCCCGAGAACGTCTACAACCTCGCTACCGAAATGGCGCAGGTGCTTGGCTTCGGCACGCCGGGCAAGTTCTTCACTGACCCGTCCTCGCTGCAGTTCCAGCAGATGCAGGCGCAGAAGCAGCAGCAAGGCCCCGACCCGAAGGTGCAGGCCGCGCAGATCACCGCGCAGGCCAACGTGCAGCGGGCGCAGATCCAGGCGCAGGGCGACCTGCAGCAGATCCAGGCGCAGCAGCAGATGCATACGCAAGAGCTGATGATGAAGGCGCAGATCGAGAAGCAGCGCGCCGATGCCGCCTTCGCCAAGGTCCAGGCCGACAACAGCGCCCACGCGATGAGCACCTACATGCAGGCCCGCCAGAAGCACGACGAGGCGGTGATGAACCTCATCAGCGCCATGGCGACCAACGAATCCAACGAGCGCCAGGGCTTCATCAAGTCCCTGGCCGCCACTTCGCAGCAGGTGCCGCATGGACAGTGACGAGGCGATCCGTCGTGCCGATTTCGCACGCCAGGTAACCGACAACCCGCTTTTCCAGGAAGCGCTCGATGCGCTGGACGAAAGCCTGCGCCGGCAGCGCCTGGCCGTGAAGCCCACGGATACCGATGGGCACACCAAGTTGATCCTCGCCGAGCAGATCCTCGGCCAGTTCCGCGCCTACCTCAAGCGAGCCATTACCGATGGCGAGGTGGTGCAGTTGGAGCTGGTGCGAGGCAAGACCCTCATTGACCGCGTGTTCGCGCGCTAACCCCACGAGAGAACCCCATGACGACCGAAACCACCCCGAACGAGGGCGTTTCCCAAGAGCTGGACGAGAACG